GGTGAGCTCCTGGAGCTTCCGGGGCCTGTCGTAAATCCTGAGATCAGAAATGTGCCAGCCATACAAGTCTTTCAAATCTGCATAACTCAGTCCGGACTTCCATCCGGCATAGTCTTTGACTTGCGGTACTGTGAGACAGCTTCCAGCAATTGCAGATTCGATATCTTCTTTGACGACACAGTATTCAGGGCCAATGCGTCGGATGTCATCGCAAATGAACTCTCCAATGACACATCCCCTTTTTTCTGGCCAGCCGCCACGGTTCCACGCGGACACATCCCGGTTGAGGACATCCATAAACAGGCTGTCACTCCCGGCCAAAGTGCAGTATATGTAGCACTTGAAGGGAGGTTCCAGCTTCGGCCTGGTCTTGCGAATTTCTACGGTCTTTTCGCCGCCGAAAATCTTCTCGCACCATTCAGGCCGAATGCTCAACAGAACTGCTTTATTGTTGGGCATTTTCTTCGCCTCCTTGATGTCGGTTGAGCCGCTCATCTACCTCGATGAGAGCCAAAATATCCACGCCGTCAAGGCTCCCATGCTGTACAAGAGCGTTCAGTAAGATTGAAGATTTCGCCATCTCCAGAGATACAGATTTTCCCTCTTGCTCCTTTGTGGCTTTCCTGATGATGTTGTTCAGGATAACGACTTCTTCGCCGGTCATCTCGATGACGGCGGAACCGGGTTCATTCTTCGCATGGTCCCGATAAATCAACGAACGGATTCTCATATTATCAACCTCCTATCATTTCGTTACGGGCGTTCCACAGCTTCTTTATCTGTCGGGATATAAAGCACTTCAGCAAAAGATGTCTCTCCCTTCCTGCATCCGTTGGAAAGTCTCCTCGTAGGAGTAGACCTTCGCCGGGACGAACTGCATTGTGTTTGCATCCGCCAGCATCACAACGTCCTCATGCTTTTCGATCAGCTGGCGAAGCTCTTTCATGTAGGCCACCAGCCCGCAGGCATCCGAATACGAAACGCCGCGGCTCATCAGCTGCTTGATAAACTGTTTCTGTGTCATACAATCACCCCCATTGTTCTGACATTGCTTTTGCAATGCCTGGTGCAGTTTTACTTCTGGCTTTGGCCCGGCCTTGTTGTCCTTGGGTCGTACCGCGAATGCCCTCGCACCATCCAATTTTCTTGTGCTTTTTTCCGTTTGAGATGTATACAGGCTCTGGCGGAGGTAAGCTGTTTTTTCGTTTGAGAGGCGGAAGGCTTTTCAGCCACAGGCAAGTGCGCTTTGTGTGATAGTTTTCAACGTCATCTTCGTTTTCGGCGAAGTAGTACGGATGAATGATCTGGTCTGCTTTCCTGTATACCGTGTTCATTATGCCTACAGGGTTCTCAACTGCAATTTTGGGAACGTCTGCCAATGCGAACCGCATAAAGAAAACTGCTGCCTTTACGCGCTCAGCCCATCTGGAAACAACTTTTTCAGCCGGTGTGACTCGCAAGCTGTACGACCTTGTCGCCGCATTGGACAAATAAGTGCAGGGCGGGTGCGCGATGAGCAAGTCCCACTTGCCAACGTCATGCGTTACGCCGTCCATCGTCACGACTTGCCCCCCCTCCAGAGCCTTGAGAGCATCGCCCAGAATATGCCACTCAGGATGTCCGCCGGACGGCTCCTGAATGTCACAGGAATAAGCTTCGTGCCCACGAGCCCGGAACGCTTTGCATACTTCCTGCGATTCCTCACAGGCAATTAACACTTTCATGCGCTTCTCTCCCTTGATGGTTTCTGCGGGTACTGCCACTCCACCACATGGCGAATGGTGCCGCCATAGTCAGGGTTCAACCAGCCGTCAAAGCCGTAGCAGTCCTTCATGTAGACACCGACCTTGTAGCCTTCCTCTTCCGTGTACAAGAGAAGCTGTTCGCTCACGTCGCACTCAAGAGTGCCCTCGCATTTATTCTCGTCCACCTCGTGGTGCAGCAGCGGGATCTCACTGGCCGGGTGCCATTTCAGGCAGGTGCACTCATGCTGTACCGTTGGGGCGGCAGAAAGCGTTCCAATGACCATGTCAATAACTTTGGCACGATCTTTTCCGGAAACCGGTGCGCCCAAAAGGCAGGATTTTATCGTTTCAAGCTCGTTCAAGAATGCGTTTGCGTCAATCAGACGTACATCAGCCATGTGTCAAAACCTCCGTTCTCTTGACATGGATGTCCCGGTACTCCGGGTAGTGGTCGCCCGCCATCTGGCAGGCGTGAAATTCTGCGGCCTGCTAGCTGCTGGCGGTCAGACGGTAGGTCAGGGCCGCGTCTCCTACCGGGCCGCTGCACAGCACAACAACATGATATTTAGGCACTCTTTGCCTCTCCTTTCTTGCGCAAAGGCCTGCGATTTGCAGCGTTTTTGAGGAAATCGGGGGCTTTTGCTGCATCTTCTGGGGGACGTGTGACCAGTTTGTCTCGCCCCGCCCCGATGGGGTTCGTCTTACGGTACTCTTCCACAGACGTGCAGCCCTGCCGGGCGGCTTCTGCCAGTGCCTTGCGGACATAGGCCCAGCTGTGGCCGCCCAGATCCTCGCACTTGCGGATGATCTCGGTCACAAGGTCAGCACCCAGGCGCTCAACGTAAACGGGCAGCTCTTTCTTGCCTGTTTCGCTCAGCTTTCCGATACGGCCCCGGAACTCTTCAAAAACAATGGTCGTCGTCAAGTCGTCTCGCGCATCCGCGCGCGTGTCGGAGTCTACGATAGTAGACGACGACTGTACTTTGTACTTTGTACTTTGACCTTTGTACTTTGGTGTGCATTTGGTTTCTGCCGGTTTCTCCGGAAAACCATTTGGTTTCTCTCGGTTTTCTGCAATAACCATTTGGTTTTTCTCGGTTTTCTTGGGTCTGCCGCCTTTACTGCCGGATTCTCTATGAGACAAAACGGAACGTTGATACGTTTTAATATTCTCATCCATGAACGGGCGAAGCGATTCAAAAGCCATCTGTTCCAGAGGTTCCAGTCCATCCGGTTCCTCTCCGTGCTCCACATACCGCCGCATCTTGGTGATGGTATTTTTGTACTGCTCAGGCGGAAGAATGTCCAAAATCACAAATTTGTCGAATGGAATCATCAACGCTTTCGGCCTGATTTCATCGTCCACGGTGCACCTCCTTCCTTACACGCCCGTATAGCCAGATAGCACAGCTGGGAGGTCAGAACGGGAGATCGCCGTCGTCTGTGATCTCTGCGAAATCATCCGCGGAACCCTGCGAGAAGTTCTGTGCCGCCTGCGGGGCGCTGTAAGAGGATTTTGCTTCGGAAGTATAACTTTCCGTCTGCTGGTCGAAATCACGCACAGCGGGCTTGTCTGCCGCCTTTGGGCCGCAAAAGCTGACGTTGTTTGCAAGAACCTCCACCTTCGTGCGGTTGCTGCCCTGCTTGTCCTGATACGAGCGGGTCTGAATGCTACCGTCAATGGCGATCATGCTGCCCTTCTGGAAGTACTTGCAGATAAACTCTGCCGTCTGCCGCCAGGCAACGATATCGATGAAATCGGCCTTGCGATCCTCGCCCTTCTGGGTGTATGTACGGTCAACCGCAATGCTGAAGCTGCACACGCTGGTGCCGTTCTGGGTGGTCTTCAGCTCCGGGGTATGGGTCAGGCGGCCCATCAATGCTACGATGTTAAGCATGCGTCAATCCTCCATCTTCTTTCGGCTGCTTTTTGGCGCATTCCATGCACAGGATACGCCCGTATTTTTTCTTACTCCGGTCAGCTGCCTGCTGGGCAGTGACCTTTTCGCCCTTGTAAGTGAACCCTTCCACGGGCTTCCCACAGCTGGCGCAGGTTGGCTTTGCCGGGGACGGTGCTGTGGGCCTGTCGTACTTGGTCGTATCTTTCTCCCAGTAAACATCTGCGCCAATGCCCAGGGCCTTGCAGGCCACGCTCTGCGCGTCCGTGTAGGCCTTTTTATAGGCATCGTCATCCGTGCGCTTGCCGCCTTTTTCTGTGGAGATCAGCATCGAGCCGCCCACGCCGGGAATCGGGGCGCTCCATTCTTTCTTTTCCCCGCTCTCATCGAGCTGCCGAATGTAAAGATTGGTGCAGCAGTGCACCACGATCTCTCCGTTTACTCCGGGCTTTTCCTCAAAGATGGGCGGATCGAACCGCCAGCCAATGCCAGCGGGACCGAAAAGCTCGGTCAGCTTCTTGACCCTCCACATGGGATTGATGTCCGTCATACCCTGCAGGCGGCCGCCGCCGATCGACTTCCGCGCTTCCTTGGGCACGCCACGGGCGCTTTCATAAATGGTCATTTTGTCCATGTTTGTACTCTACCTCTTTGCATCCGTGCTTCCGGCACATGCTCTCCAGTTCAGCGTAAGAGCTGTTGTATGCTGTCTCTGCACCGTATGCCAGGTCCTTGATCAATCCGAAGCAGTCCGACTGTGACAGTACGATCTCCACCGCATAGACTGCGCGGCCCAATGCTCTGGCCGCTTCCTGGCAGATGTGCACATAATCAGCCTGATCCTCACCCGAGTATTCCCTGTCCGGGTGAAGTCTCATATACGACTGCCCACCGGCAACTGCCTTCTGAATCGTGCCGCAGCACCGGGATGCATCGCCCAGCTTTGCCAGAGCGTCCAGAATCAGCGCCAGCTTCCACTCCGGCACATTGGCCGCATAATTCAGGCAGATTTCTTTTTTTTCATCACACTGCATAAGGATCACCTCATAGATACCGGCTGCCCGGAATCGTCCATGACACGGTATGTGAGCGCTGGGTCGGTCTTTTTGAGCTGATCTGCATACTGTTCCGCGTCCTGCACACACCGGAAAGGGATCTCGTTCAGAAAGACCATATCCGCCCCATAGATCTGAACCGTGCTCATTTGCGCCACCTCCCGTTTTTCCATGCCCGCCAGACCAGAAAGACCACGACCAGAACATTGAATCCGATCCATAAGGTCAGCCCACGGGCCACCGCCTTTGCCGCCGGTGTGGAAAGTGCTTCCACGGCCCGGAACAGCAGCTCTGTTTTACTCACTGTAAAATCTCCTTTCGTTCAAGAATACTTTGCTTTGCCTTTGCTACGCGCGTCGCCGCCTCTACTTGCATTTCCTTGCCCTTGCTCTTCAGCGCGAATCTGCTCTACGCCGTTGCGCATCTCTTCGTATCTATGCCTTAGCGAATCGTCGCGCATCCATGCCTTTGCATTGCCAAGGTCAGCCTGGCTTATCTATGCCTTCGCATCTCTGCGCAACTCTGCGCCTTCGCTGAGCTTTTCTTTGCCCCGCATCGCCGTAGCCATGAAGTGCTATGCCTTTGCGCTGCATAGCAGAGCGGCGCGTATCTGCTCTACGCCCTTGCGATGCCTTGCCGCCCACACTACGCCCTTGCGATGCCTTGCCGCCCACACTACGCCCTTGCGATGCCTTGCCGCCCACGCTACGCCCTTGCGATGCCTTGCCGCCCACACCACGCCCAGCCTTGCCTTTGCGTTTCGACACGAGGCCCTGCATTGCCTTTGCTTTGCTTATCGAAGCAAGTCTGATCCAAGCGATCTACGCCTA